GTTAATATCGGAAGAAATTCAAAACGCTGAATATCTTGTAGAAGAAAAAGGCGGTAAAAAATCTTATAAAATTAAAGGTATCTTTCTTCAATCAGATTTGAAGAATAGAAATGGAAGAGTGTATCCAAAGCAAGTTTTGGAACAGGAAGTGGCAAGATACAATAGAGAATTCATCAATAAAAAACGAGCATTCGGTGAGTTAGGCCATCCAGACGGTCCAACTGTAAACTTAGAGAGAGTATCACACATGATTACTTCTTTAACACCAGACGGTAAGAATTTTATTGGAGAAGCAAAGATTATGGACACACCATACGGTAAGATTGTAAAAGGTCTTATTGACGAAGGCGCTCAATTAGGCGTATCTAGTCGTGGTATGGGGTCGATAATTCAGCGAAACGGTGCAAACTATGTAAAAGACGACTTTTACCTTGCAACGGCAGCTGACATTGTTGCTGACCCAAGCGCTCCAGACGCTTTCGTAGAAGGCATTATGGAAAGTAAAGAGTGGGTTTGGGACAATGGTAAACTTGTTGAAAAGGATATTGAAGCCTGGAAACAAGAAATAAGAGAAGCGAAACAGAGAAAATTAGATGAAGTTAAACTAAAGGTCTTTGAATCGTTTCTTGGAAAACTTTAGTTTTATAAATAATAACAGTACGAAAAACAAAGGTTTTTTAATTAATTAAAAAAAAGAGGAGATTTCTCAAATGGCCGAAACAGAAACAAAGATTGAGGCGTTGGAAAAAGAAGTGACTGAAGCGAGTGCTAACCCACAAGCTGACGCTCCGAAAAAGAATGCTGTAGCGGCTGAACCTACCCACCTTAGCAATGAGGCGGAAGATTTAGGGTCAGCGGTAACAAAACCTACAGACTCTAATCCTGACGCAACAAAAAAAGTTAAGGAAGTTTCTGGTGACCCTCAACAAAAAAGTGCTGGTGCTGCTGACGCAATGCCAAAACTAAAAGAGGAAGAAGCAGAAGCTGAAGGTTCTGAGGAAATCAAAGAAGCGTCTAAAGACGAAGATGAGAAGGAAGAAATGGCAGACATGGATAAGAAAAAAGACATGAAAGAGCCAATGAAAGCTTCTTACAAAAAAGAAGAAACTGAAGATGAAACTATTGATGTTTCAGCTGATGTTGACGCTTTAGTCAAAGACGAAGATTTGTCCGAAGAATTTAAGTCGAAGGCTGCAACAATATTTGAAGCTGCTGTTAACTCAAAAGTTAAAGAAGCGAAAAAGAAAATGCACGCTGGATACGAAGAAAAATTAAAAGAAGAATCAGAAAAAGCTAAAGGCGAACTCGTAGAAAAAGTTGACTCTTACCTAGCATATGTTGTGGAAGAGTGGATGAAAGAAAACGAACTGGCTTTAGAAAGAGGAATCAAAGGCGAAATCGCTGAAGATTTTATTTCTGGTTTGAAAAAACTATTTGAAGAACATTATATTTCAGTCCCGGACGAAAAGTATGATGTCCTAGAAGACCAAGCTTCTAAGATTGAATCGTTAGAGAAAAAACTTAACGAACAAATCGAAAAGAATGTTGAACTAAACAAAGAAAATTCTGAAAAGACTAAAACTCAAATCGTTGCAGAAATGGGTGAAGACTTAGCAGAAACTTCTAAGGAGAAATTCAACAAACTTGCTGAAGAGGTTGACTATACAAATGAAGAAGATTTTAAAGCAAAGGTTAAGACAATTAAAGAGTCTTATTTTGGCGCTAAGAAAGAAGCTTCATCTGACATTGATGATGTAGCGGTTGGTGAATCAACTGAAAATGTAGATTTATCAAAAAGCATGGCTGCTTATACCGCCGCTATTACAAAAACAAAAGACATTAAGTTGTCAAAATAAATCTAATAGAGGAGAGATAAAGATATGTACTTATCTGAAACCCACGAAAAAAAATGGCAGCCAGTCCTAGAGCACGCTGATTTACCAAAAATCAACGACTCTTACAGACGAGCTGTTACTGCTACAATCTTGGAAAACCAAGAGCGTGCAATGAAAGAGGACGCTGCTTTCTTA